TTACTAGCAATGATACGTCAACTGATTCAGCATTTTTGAATGAATCCCAACCAGATGTAACGTTTGCTGTACCTGATGTGCCAATTGCACCAGCAGATAATGAGTTAGATGAATTGCTTGATAGAAGTTTAAATGCTGATGTATTAGCAGTTGATCCCCATGCAATACCACCACCTAAATTAGTTGGATGTGATAGTGACCAAACGTATTGAGATTTTTTGTTTACGACATCTTTATAGTAGTTTGAATTACCGCTATCATCTTTAGCGTCAGATGCTTTTGATACAAATGCATATTTTTCTAGAACTGTACCTGCTGTGCCTGTCCATAGACCATCTTCGTCAACGACAACGATATGAACTTCGTCGTTTGCACCGCCACGACTTGCTACGTATGAAGATGTGTTAGGAACTGCGCTAAATTGTGATGAGTATGCAAAAAGATTCCATGTGTTTGCATCAGCCATAGCAACTTTTATGCTATTACCTAATGAACCTGCATATCGTGCTGCCCATCCACCTGTGTCGCCGTATGCGCCAGCAGCATAACTTGAGTGATTATCGTTGTAATCATCTTCGTTTTTGATTAGTAATCCTGTGCCGTTTGATGTAGCATTCAGTGCTCCTGAGCCTTGTGTACGAACGACTTTTAGATTGTTTCCGTAAGCTAGGAAGTTCGCAGCAGAGAACCAATATTCATAATTATCGCTATCTGGTTTGCCGAATGTGTTCACAAGACGAACTTCATCGGAAATTGTAGTTACTTCACCAATTGGTCCCCAAGCAAAAGGTCCTACGAATGCGCCAGTAGAAGTGGCCACTGAAGGAATAACTGTAGTCAGATCAATCTCTGATACGTTTACTCCTGGTGATAATTGAAATGCCATTGGATTTCTCCTTTTATTGTTGGGTCAATTTTCTTTTTATTGTCTATTTAGTTTTTTACAAACTTGATGATAAATACCCTGCTGGAGGTTCCCACATGTCTCCATCTTCCACTTCCACTTCTCTACGCAGTCCATCTTCAATAAAACCAAACGGTAGCATATTTTCCTCACCCAACATCTGTTGCTCTTCCAACATAATCTTACGAATATCAATTCTTGTCTCATCTTTGAAGAATGTCTGTGCTGTCAGCCATGCATAAAGCACCAGACCCATAACGATATCATCATTGTTGCCTTCTTCGGCAGCATATGTGTCTTTTGTTCTGACGAAAGTATTCAGTTCGGCAATCGTATTGAAGTCACGAATGATTAGTTTGTCGTTTTCTACCAGTGTTTTTAGATTGGCACAACCAATTTTCTTGACTGATTTGGTAGTCTTTACACCAAAAGCAACTGAGCGTTTGAAACCAGCAGAGATACTTTGTCCTTTGATGTGATGATGTTCTAACTTGTAGATGTTCTCATATTCCAAGTCATAGTGTAGAATATCTACGACTTGCTGACCGACGTTATTAGTTTCGATAAGCACATAGCCTTGATTGTATCTGTTGGCTAGAGCATAGATTATTGTGGGTAAGAACAGCAGTGGTAATTTATTATTACGATATACAGCAACTTGTTTGTATGGTGCTTCGGTAGCGTCAACGACATTGATTGTGTGATAATCTAAGCTTACACCTTCCGCACAATCTACAGTAGCAATGTAGATGCGTCCTGGGCGTGGATCTTCATAAATGAACAGATGTCCATCATCTTCAATTCGTATTGGATCATTAAACGCAAGTGAACGAAGTTTGGAACCTGAGATGAGTGTTGCTGCTGAGCCGATAAACTCAGTCTCAAACTCTTGACGAAACTGTTCTTCAGAAGTGTTTCGTATTGTTTCTTCTTTCCATGCTTGATCACGACCTGGCACTTGTGACCAATGAACTTCAAGTGTTTTGTAAAAAGAACGACCTTCAATGGCATCCATCCACATTTTGTAGAATAGATTCAGACCGTTTGGTGTAGAAACAATAATTACTTTTGATGTTTTACCAGATGAGATAACAGGATACGTTGACGTAAAGAAGTCAACTGCCATGTTGTGTGGCACGAATGCGAACTCATCAAGAAAGATTAGATTGTACGTACCACCTCGAACACCCGCTGCTGACGTAGCGTAAGCATAAATCTTTGAACCGTTTTCCAGTTCTAAAGAACGTTTGTTCCAGTTGACAATCCCTTGCTGCAACCAGTGTGGAAGATATTCGTATGCTTTTTGAATCTTTGCTAGAATGTCTTGTGCAAGTTGAAGTTTGTTGGCAAGAATACCAATAACAAACTCTTCGTTGAACAAGGCACTCCATAACATGTAACCGACAGTGGTAGTTGTTTTACCAACCTGTCGTGGCATTTTACATATGGTGAAACGATTATTGTGAAACTCGTTGACCATATCTCTTTGAAAATCCCACATATCAAATGGGACAAGACCACGGTCAACGTTGACAATCTTTACGTAATTAGAAATAAAGTATACTGGGTCCTCAGCACACTTTGCAAACTCTTTTACTTGTTCTTCTGTTAGGGATAATTCAACACCGACTTTCTTGAGTCTCGAATTCCCCAGGTATCCATCATCCATTTTTCAACTTTTTCATAGCCAATTTTGTTGCTTCGGAAATTTTTTTTCTTTGTTCTTCGGTTCTTTTTTTACCTTTATTGGCAGCAGATATTTTTTGTTTTGCCTCTTCAGTGAAAGCAGAACGCTTTTGTTTTTTTGCAGCCTCAGATATTTTTTTCTTATGCTCTTCTGTGAAAGGTTTTCTTTTTTTATCTTTCCAGATTAAACTTATTTTTTTTCTGGTTTCTTCAGTTACTATTCTTTTTTTATTTAATTCACCTAAAAGTTTTTTAGTTTCTTTTGTATGCTTGTAACCAGATACACCTTCTCCACCATCAGTCATGTTTGTTAATTTATAATTTAATCTTCGGTACTTATCAATCAATTCCACTTCAATTAATAATGCCAATTCTTCATCCAAATTGTCGAATATTATTTCAGAAACAAAACCCCCTTTATTGACAACATTGTGCCAATGTTTATTTCTATTGGAAGTTTCGGAGTGTCTGTAATCACTACCTTTACCAACATAAAAAATAGTGTTTTCGTCTATTCTTCTATGTTGATAAACATAAAACTTATCCATAATTTATCGTGTGAAACTCTTTAGCATCCAGCCATGCTTTTGATGTGCATCAAGAATATCTTGTAGAAAGTTACCAACAGCAGGCTCGTCTGCCGCATCTGCTAATGCAATACCCGCACGTAGTTCTATGATGTACTTGTCATTATCTTGAGCAAGTTCTGACATCATAACGAGTGGTGAAGGTATCGCAACTAAGTCTTGCACTTTAGAAAGTTCCATCATTCGTGCAAGTGTTGTCGGTGCATAAGAACCTAATGCACGAATGTGTTCGGCAATTGGGTCTGTTTGATCAAACACAGAATCATAGAAGTCGCCTAAAAATCCGTGATATTGAGCAAAGTCTGGTCCTTCCACATTCCAGTGGAAAGTATGTGCCTTGAAATACAAACCGAAGTTTGTGCCAAGGATGATTTTCATTTGTTCGATTAATTGTTCCATAGTCTTATTTATTTGATTTAATCATCTTCAATAATTCAGTAGTGGATCCAACAAAGACTGCTTTGTCGATGTTGACTCCTTTTGTGGTTTCAGATTGAGGTTCAAGTTCTCTTTTTCTTTTCTGAAGTTCCAACAAATCTTTGTTCATCTCAGCCAGATTCTTCATCATTGTGGCTAAGACTTCATACGCACGTGGTGATTCTGATTGATTGGCAACAGAGGCCAAATCAGTCAATGCTTTATTACCATTGCTGATTAACTCACGCATGTTGTTGCGGGCAAACTCAGCATCAGCATCAACTTGATTTACACTATCTTCAATAACAACAGGCAAAGTTTCTACAGGTTGTTCTTGTATAGGTTCAACGTCAAAGATTTCGGATAGATTTTTGTTTAATTTTTTCATGATAATGTGTCAGGCCATTCTGTAATTGTTTCAACGTAACCAAAATTAGTATTTGGCAACGCCGTGTTTGGTGTTGGTTCTGTTATAACAGCAGTAGCATTGACAGAGTTGATATCAAGAACTGCTACATTATATGATGCACCAGAGTAATCACCAATCAATGTATATCCCTTTTCAATATATTTGTTAGCACCAGTAACAACAAGTGTGCCTGTTGTCGTATTACTGAAGTATTCTACTGTACCAATAAATCCATTTGCTGTATCTCGAATCGTTTCACCTGTAGTAAACACATTATTACCATTTGCATAATCAACATAAACTTTCTGCAATTCTTTAGATGTGAGATCGATGTTGATGTTTGTATTTGCAGCATTGATAAGTTTACCAGACTTGACCGGCGGCCATATGAAACTCTTTGCAGTAAATGTCAAATCCCAAACAATAATTCTTGTTGTGCCATCTGACATACCACCTTCATATTCAACTGTTGATGCAACTGAGTTAAGTATGATAGGCACAGTATACTTTTGATTCATCGCAGGAATAAAATCCACCACTACACTAAAGTCTGGTGTGAAAAATGGTAGAATCTGTTCCAATATCTGTGTACCATCTTCTGTATTACGTACATAAATTGACAAACTAAATTCAAAGTTATAAGGTACAGGAAGAAATTGTGTTGCAACGCCAGTATTAGTTGCTGCTGCAAAGTTCTGTAATGTAGAAATCTGTTTACGACTCATATCATACTCAAGGCTGTCAAGATTGAATGACATTCTTGGTATCACAGAGTTCACTGACTTAATAAGATTAGGATCAGATGTAATCTGTGTCAGATATCTCTCTTTTGGTCCGTATGATAACGGCACTTTGAACTTCTCTTTTGCATTACCTGCCTGAGTGTAACGAACGATTTCAAGATCATTGAACATTGTACCGAACACAACAACCATCTTACGAATGGTACGATGATAAAACTGAGCATTACCTAACATTACGGTTCCCCAAACGGATTAACTTCCGTAAAGTCAATGATGCCATCACTTGCTGCTTCAATACGAGCATTGTCAATGATATCTTCAAATGCATTGTTCTGTGTTGGTGCATCTGACGCAAGTATGACTGTCCATTGTGCAGAACTTGTGTTGCCTTTTACATTTGCAGATGCACTAAAGTCGCCTTGCACACGATAGACATCGATGTATGCATTAGGCTGAAAATCATATACAAGTGCTTGTGATGTTGCCGTTGATAATGATGAACCTTGATACACAATTTCATCATTTACAAATTTACCAGAGCCAGTGCCTAGTGAAATACGAACTCTGTTGTAGTAATTACGAATGTTATTGTCAATATCATCGATGCCTGTGTCAATAATTTCATTTGAGAAGTAGAACTGTTTCATCTTCAGAGCAAATACATATACATTACCACCACGACCACGACCTAATGTATAAAACATTGCTTGATCGTTTTCTGATTCGACTTGAGTTATTTCAAAAAAACTTGTAGTCATTGGTACAAATACCAAATCACCTTCACGTGGTCGTGTATAACCATTGACTGCATATTTGAATCTTAGTCTTGAGACAAGCATCGTGACTTCATCACGAATCTCAAGACCAAATTTAGATATAAAGTCTTGATCACCATCATATCCAGTAACATTTTCAAGGTACATTTCGACAGGATGTGCTGTACGATATTCTTTGAGAACATCTTCACCAAATAGATAGTCTACTTGATCACGTGTTGTACGTGGTAAGTAATACACATCAAGTCCATAGATTTGAAGTGCTTCGATTACCAAATCTTCAACAAGCAATTGCTCCGGTGTTATAGGAGCATCAGCAAGTCGGCTTGGGAAATTATTAAAATAGAAATTTGTGGACATTAGCCTGTGAAAATTTCAGAAGGTAGTGAACCCATCTGATAAATCTGTTCTTCCATTTCTTTGATTTCTTCAACTGCTTCATCATAAATCTTTTGACCATTGAGTGTGACACCACCTGGCATTTGAATACCCTCAAACTTTTTGAGATTGTTGCCCCACTGCTGTTTGATTTTTGCAGTTGCTAATTGCTTCAGAAAACGATCATTCCATACATCAGTTGTACCTGCAATTGAAATCGCAGAGTTATCATGTGTCAACGTCGGCGGGCCTACTAATGTAATATTCGTAGGTGAATTTATCTGACCAACTTGTTTTGATTCTGTACCAATGGTAATAAAGTCAAATGGTACAATCTCTTGATCAAACTTTGTGCCATAACCTGTGATTGTATTTGATGATGGATCGCCTGATACTGTACCGGTAAGTGTAACTGTCTCTGGTTTCAATACACGGTAACATTCAATGACAACAAAATCGCCAGGTTCCACATCTCTTGTCCAATCAATATCAAGAAACACTTTGTTCTGATGACGATTGAAACGAAACTGTGGTGTGCCAGAGAACAATAGATTCAGTGTACGAATGTGTTGCATCGTAATTTCATACGACACATACGATACCGATGTAAAGTCATAGAGATCGTGTAGACGTAATTGGTAACGCAAGTCAAACATATTGATGGATGCGTTTGACTGATCAAATGGAAAAATGCCCGTAACAAACTGAACGGCATCTGGACAATAAATCCATTGACGATCAATGTCTGCTTGCGTGATAACATGTTTCATGAACAATTTTTCTGTTCCATCATAGTGATAATCACGCCAGAAATTTAGCGCATCATCAATACGATCATCAACTTGATCATCATCAACGTTGATTTCAATGACTGGCCAACCAAGTCTGCGTAAGCAGTAGTCTTTGAATTGCTGTCTTGTGTTTATAGTTGCCATAGTTGTTTATTTATTTTAGGTCCATTTTAAGATGACAACACCTGAGCCACCAGCACTGCCTGAATTCGGAGCATTACCTCCACCACCACCGCCGCCACCACCGGTAGCTGCTGTTGCTCCATTTGGAGGAGTTACACCAACGGCACCATTAGCACCACCACCCACGCCACCAGTTCCAGCAGTACCGCCACCATATACACCACCACCGCCTCCACCAGCATACGCTGTGTTTGAACCAGAAATAGTAGAATAATATCCTTCACCACCATTACCACCAGTGCCGTTGATAGAGTTTCCACCCGCTGTGTTTGCACCACCACCACCACCACCAGCAAAACCAGGCACGCTCGGACCAGTAGCGCCGGAACCACCCGCATTTCCTTGTCCTGGTGTGCCCGATGCACCGGGAGCGGAAGGTGAACCACCAGAACCACCACCGCCAGAACCACCACTCATAGCAGCAGTAGTTGGACTTTGAGCATTTTCACCAGCGCCCCCACCAATCGCAGTGAATGTTGAAAACACTGAATTAGTTCCATTTGTGGGAGGTAGTCCACCAGAGCCGCCAGCACCTACCGTAACAGTCATACTGTTGCCTGGTGTAACAGGATGATTTACACCAGTTAGTAATCCACCAGCGCCACCACCACCGCCAAGTCGGCCGCCACCACCACCGCCACCAGCAACAACAAGATATTGAACGCTTGTCACACCAGTTGGTACATTCCATGTAGTAGTGTTGGAGAATACAGCAATATTATTTTGTATAGCAGATATTTTGATTACTGCAAAGCCTGAGCCGCCAGCACCACCACTATATGGCGTTGACGCTGAACCACCACCACCGCCACCACTATTTGTATTTCCAGATGCGCCGTTGTATACACCAGAATTTCTTATTCCAGCATTACCACCACCAAATGGTGTGCCTAACCAAGGTGATCCTGCTGAATACAATGCGTAACCACCACCTCCAGAATTCGGTCCTGATGCACCAGCACCACCGCCACCACCACCGTAAGCAACATTTGCTCCGGTCATTGTTGAAAAAATTCCTATACCACCATTACCACCACCAGAAGGATTACTTGGAGGATTTCCATTTTGTCCTGCACCTCCGGCGCCACCACCCCCACCTGCTCCAAAGTTTGAACCTGATTGTCCACTGCCAGAATTACCACCAGAAAAACCCTGTCCTGGTGTGCCAGCACCACCTACTGCACCAGGATTATAACCAGCTCCACCACCAGAACCACCAGCATACCCTGGATTAGAACCACCTGCACCACCACCACCACCTCTTGATTGTAATATAATGGCGTTTGCTGTATTACCAGCAGAAATTATAGTATTAGTTCCATTTCCACCAAACGCTAAAGGTGTAGCAGTTCCAGTTCCTCCAGCACCTACCTGAATAGTATACAATTGATTTGGTCCTACAGGATAACCTGTACCAATTAAAATACCACCAGCACCTCCACCCCCACTATCACCTGAACCAGAACCACCACCACCTCCAGCAACCAGAAGATAATCAATTGTTGTAATGCCATCAGGAACTACAAACTGTCCTGTGTTTGCAAAGACAAATGTTTGATTAGTTGAGTCGCCGAACGTATATTTGAGAATAACTATACCAGAGCCACCTGCACCAGACTCATAAATTGAGATAGCCATACCACCACCACCTCCACCAGAGTTTTGACCACCTCTACCACCAACACCCGGTGCAGTACCCGATGTACCATTATTTGCGCCAGTGCCTTGTCCTGGTCCATTACTTGCACCACCAGCACCGCCGCCTAAACCACCATTACCCGCTACTCCTGAAGGTCCTTGAAGCCCTCCTCCACCTCCACCAGCATAGTATTGAGATGTTCCAGTGATTGTACTTGCTGCACCATTGCCACCTCTACCCGATGCACCAGTTGTTGTTATGCTTTGTCCTGCTTCTCCTGCGCCACCACCACCAGCAGAAACATAAGGACTTGAAAACGGTGCAGAACAATTACCTCCATTATTTCCTTGTCCAGGTGTCCCAAGCCCACCAAGAGATGGTGTTCCACTTGAATTCATTCCTGCCCCACCACCAGAACCGCCACCTCTTCCAGGTTGTGTTAATCCTGAAGCATTATATCCACCACCTCCACCTCCACCGGCAGACCAAAGTGCTGAAAATGGAACTGCTCCTGTACTATAGATGCCTGAATTTGAACCATTTCCGCCAGGTAAAGCATTTGAACCATCAGGACTTAAAATACCAGAACCACCAGAGCCTACAACAACAGCATAAGTTTGATTTGCAGTTACGGACAATCCTGTACCAGAACGATATCCACCAGCACCACCTCCACCAGAACCACCACCACCACCACCGCCAGCAACAACAAGATATTCAACTGATGTTACACCGGGCGGTGCTACCCACGCAGAACTTTCTGTAAATACTTGAACACCAACATTTGGTGTAACAGGTGCAACAGGCGCAGCACCACCACCTCCACCAACACCTGGTGCAGTGAATCGTCTTACACTAATACGGCTATTTGTATACTTACGAATTCCCATTAATACATCTCTGTACCAAAAGCACTAAACGAAACTGTTGATGTGTTTGCATTGACAGACAAGAATGATGACGCATTCAATGTCACACCTAAACTCAATGCAATTGAGTCGTTACCTGGCACAGAAACACGCCATGCAAGATAGTTTGCATTTGCTGTTGCGATCCCATTTACATTTGCAGCAATACTAAACGCAGCAGCATTCGCATCCAAGTTAGCAATGTTAATTGATGAGATGACAGCAGAGTTGCCTGTTGGCACTCGGTACAGTGTTGTCAATGTATTTGCTGTTGGATTTGTTTGTCCTAAAATTGTATAATTTCTTGGCATTATTTTTCCTTATGAACCTAACCCTAATAAAAAGTAATCTTCAAAAGCATTTGGTTCAGCAAGTTTTGTATTTGTAATTGCGCCATTGGCAATCAAATTGCCAGTGATTTCACCGGCAACGATATTGTTAGCACGAATAGAATTTGGTGCAAGATCATCACCAGTAATTGCCTGAGAAGCGATCAAATTACCAGTAATTGTGCCAGCAACTATGTTGTTGCCACGAATAGCATCCACCGCTACTTTATCACCAGTAACGGCACCTGTTGCTATACGACCCGATTCTATTTTTTGTTCTGGCATTACATACCTCCAAAGAGTAATGCATCATCAAAAATATCAGGAGGTGAAACGATATTATTTCCACTAATAGAATTATCAGCAATAAGATTACCTGTAATAGTTCCAGGAACAATATTATTTCCCGACACAGAATTATCGGCCAGCAAATTGCCTTTAATGGCCTGAGATGCAATTATGCTTGTTCGAACTTTTTGTACCATCACTTACCTTTTTTAAACATATTTAGACTTATCCACCAAACACAATTGACATTGCAATTGCTTTTCCAGTAGAAGCCGCTGTGTTTGCTGCTGTAAATGCACTGTTAGCGTATGAGCCAGCCGAATTTGCTGCCGTAAATCCAGAATTGGCATATGACCCGGCTGAATTTGCTGCCGTAAATCCAGAATTGGCGTATGACCCGGCTGAATTTGCTGCCGTAAATCCAGAATTGGCGTATGATGCTGCCGAGTTTGATACTGCAAAACCAGAGTTAGCGTATGATGCTGCCGAGTTTGATACTGCAAAACCAGAGTTGGCATGATTAAAAGAAGCATTTATTTTTGAACTAACGCTTAAATCTAATCCACTAAAAGTTATTAAATCGACATAATACGGATTGACTTTAGAATAGCCTGTAATTCTAATGTTCTCACCAGAACCCGGAGCAGTTCCAAATGTGACTGTATTTGAAGTCGTATTAACAGTGTAAGCTGAATCTGATTGAGCAACACCACCAATGAATACAAATACACTATTTGAATTTACTGGATTAAATCCAATATTAAAATCTTGCGTTACTCCATCACCAACACCATTAAATGCTTTAATAACAGCGCCAGCAGAATTTGCAACATCTAAGAAATACGGCGTTACGGCTTGCAAAGCAGCAACACGAATTACTTCACCTTGAGGTGGAGGCTCATTAAATGTAATTGAACTGTTAGCTACAGTTACAACGTAATCTGAAGATTCTGTTTGAACTATACCACCAACTGAAACTACTAAAGCAGAACTTGATGAATAAGGTTCAAATCCTAAACTGTAAGAAGTGTTGGAACCATCAGCAGTTGTAACCAATGAAACAACTTGAACGTTTGCTGCCGTGTTTGCTTTTTCAAATGCAGCATTTGCATAAACGCCAGCAGAAATTGCATTAGCGCCTGCACCGTTAGCGGCATTAAAAGCAGAGTTTGCTTGATCAAAAGCAGCATTTGCTTGACCACGAACCCAAGTATCAAGTGCATTATTTGCAGCCAAGAAAGCAGCATTTGCATGAACAAACGATGCGTTGGCTTGTATAAAGCCAGAGTTTGCAACTATAAATGCACCGTTAGCATATGTGCCGGCTGAAGTTGCATTTGCTTCTGCATTATTAGCGGCAATGAACGCTGCATTGGCTGTATTGAATGCTGGTTGTACTTGTGGAAATACATTATTAGCGGCAACAAAGGCAGCATTGGCATGAATAAATGCACCGTTAGCATAAACACTTGCAGCTAGTGCATTAGCAGTGGCACTATTCGATGTTATGAATGCAGCATTAGCGTATGTGCCGGCTGAAGTTGCATTTGCTTCTGCATTATTAGCGGCAACAAAAGAGGCATTTGCATGATGGAATGCTGATTGAGCATGTAAAAAGGCATCGTTCGCTTGCAAGAATGCAGCATTAGCCGTATTGAATGCTGGTTGTACTTGAGGAAATACATTATTCGCCGCTGCAAAAGCTGCATTTGCATGAATGAATGCACTATTAGAATATGAACCAGCAGATAAAGCGTTTGCATCAGCATTATTTGCTTTGTCAAATGATGAATTAGCATGAATAAATGCAGCATTTGCTGTGTCATATGATGGTTGAATTTGTGGGAATACATTATTTGCAGCAGCAAATGCAGCGTTGGCATGATTGAATGATGCGTTAGCCTGAATAAATGATGAATTGCCCGTATCAAATGCTGCGTTAGCTGAAGCAAATGCGCCGTTAGCATTTGCAAATGCAGCATTGGCCATTGCAAGACCAGCATTCGCATTTGCAAATGCGGCACTAGCCATTATAAATCCAGCATTAGCGTTTGCGAATGCAGAGTTAGCATAATTGCCGGTTGAATTTTGACTTAGATAAGCAGCATTCGCATGATTAAACGCCGAATTAACTTGAATAAATCCACCGTTAGCATGTATAAATGCAGCGTTGGCATACTGACCAGTTGTATTTTGTGATTGATAAGCTGAGTTTGCATGTACAAAAGAAGCATTGGCATATTGGCCTGTAGCATTCTGTGATTGGTATGCACCGTTGGCGTGTGCAAATGCAGCGTTGGCGTATTGGCCAGTTGTATTTTGTGATTGATAAGCGGCATTAGCATGATCAAATGCTGCGTTAGCATACTGACCAGTCGCATTTTGACTCTGGTATGCAGAGTTAGCCTGTATAAATGCCGCATTGGCGTATTGGCCGGTCGCATTTTGAGATGCATACGCAGAATTAGCATGATCAAAAGAAGAATTTACTTTATCGAATGCAGTGTTAGCTTGAATAAATCCAGCAATCGCATGACTCTGTGCAATATTCGCCACAGCAAAACCTGCTTTAGCATGTTCGTTTGTAGCATTAGCTAAGTTTGCACCAATAGGATAAAACTCTTTTTCATATGCTTGGAAATTATCATAAACTGCCCATGTGTTAGCAGTTTTTGTTGCAACAAGAATGTGACCGGGTTCTCCCGATCCTTCATATGCTAACCACTCATTGACAGTTTCATCCCAAAGAATATATGCGTTGGGTGATGTTCCACGATTTACAATAATCGCAGCATTTAAAACTGGTGAACCCGTGTTATTAGCAATCAGAATTACTTCATTACCACCAACAAACAGTTCCTCAGTTGTAATTGTTTGAGCATTACTAATTACAAGATTACCAGTAATTGTTAGATTGCCAGAGAACAAACCATCACCAGCAACGTGTAGATTTGCTTGTGGTGTATCTGTATCAATACCTAGACGATTATTGACATAATCCCAATATAGTTTTGTTGGGTCTTGATCAATAGCACCATTGCGACCAAAGAGAATAGCACCATCAACTTTATTCTTGCCTTCCATCAAATGGGAGTAAACAAGAATTGAGCCGTCTGTTACGTCTGATAAAATAACATAACCAATGGCCATCGGCACACTTGGTGGTGCTGGTGCTGTTGTTTGATATTCACCCGGAGTATCTGACAAGAACAACTCTTGACCAGCGGTGAATAGTGACGTATTAAGACCCCTTATTTTACCATGAATAGTTACATAACCATAACTATTATTTGCAATTGAAGTGCTAGTCACACCAACAACTTCAGCATTTTGAGCAGTGCCAGCAGAAGCAAGTTGTATAGCAGGGAAGCCATTTGCAGAAGAATCATTGCCTATACGAGCAACTTTACCTCTATCAATTGTTACACCAGAATTATTCCATACACGAATTACTGTTTCTTGGCCAAGTTGAATCGTATTGTCGGATTCATTATTGTACGCCAGTGCTTTCTGATCGTTGTCGTAGAATACACGACCCTCTGTTCTTGTTGGAGAAGATGGTGCTGTGTTTAGGTCAATGTAAGAACGAACAAATACATTTTGTGTAGTCAGATTTGCAGCAATTATTACATTACCTGTTACTGTGCCACCACTGTTCGCATCAAGAGAATTGTTTGCACGAATAAACGCTGCATTGGCGTATTGACCGGTTGCATTTTGTGATTCATATGCAGAGTTTGCATGTATGAAAGAACTATTAGCTAATATAAATGCTGCGTTAGCATACTGGCCTGTTGCATTCTGTGACAGATATGATGCATTGGCATGATCAAACGCTGCATTAGCATGTATTAATCCAGCATTTGCTGTGTTACCAGATGCGTTTTGTGATTGATAAGCAGCATTAGCGTGAATGAACGAACCATTTGCTAATGTGAATGATGCATTGGCATGATCAAACCCTGCATTAGATTGAATAAATGCAGCGTTAGCGTGAATGAGTCCGGCGTTAGCAGTGTTGCCTGTCGCATTCTGTGATTGATACGCACTATTTGCTTGAATGAATCCGGCGTTAGCAGTATTACCAGAAGCATTTTGAGATTCATATGCAGAGTTGGCATGAATGAATGCGCCGTTTGCTAATGTGAATGCGGCATTAGCATATTGACCAGAGGCATTCTGCGACTGATAAGAACTATTTGCGTGATTAAATGCTGCATTAGCATATTGGCCTGTAGCATTCTGTGACTGATAGGCACTGTTGGCGTGTGCAAATGCAGCGTTTGTTTTTGACAGTGCTGCGTTTGCATTAGTGAATGCATTTGTAGTGTAAAGATATAAATCTACTGTGCCATTTGCACCAAAAAAATAATTTGAGAAGATAGCATTAGCACCCGTAATGCTACCATTCGTGCCTGTGGTTGTTAATGTGTTCGATGTAAGATTACCAATAACAATTACATCACCAGTAACATTACCACCAACGTTGGCGTTTAGTGAATTGTTGGCACGAATAAATGCTGCATTTGCTGTATTACCCGTCGCATTCTGTGATTGAAAGGCACTATTCGCACGAATGAAACCAGCGTTAGCAGTGTTGCCTGTAGCATTTTGTGATTGATATGCACTGTTTGCTTGAATGAATCCAGCATTCGCTGTATTGCCTGTTGCATTCTGTGATTGATATGCACTGTTTGCTTGAATAAATGCAGCATTCGCAGTGCTACCACTTGCATTCTGTGACTGATAGGCGGCATTAGCATGAATAAATGCGCCGTTTGCAACTGTAAATCCAGCATTAGCGGTGTTGCCTGTTGCATTTTGTGATTGATACGATGAATTGGCGTGTATAAATGAACCGTTAGCTAATGTAAATGAAGCATTAGCATATTGTCCTGTAGCATTTTGTGATAGATACGCAGCATTTGCATGATCAAAGGCATCGTTAGCATGTACAAAACCAGAATTGGCAAATGCTAAAGTTGTATTGACACGATCAAAAGAACTATTTGCTTGTGAGAATGAATAATTGGCATGATCAAAAGATGCATTGGCCTTAATGAATCCACCGTTAGCATGATCAAAAGATGAATTAGCCTTAATGAATGCTGAATTAGCATACGACGCAGTTGATGAACCACCTAGATCGTCATACGTAGAGCCATCGTTTGTAAACTGCCATTTGTCTAATGTTTCATTCCATATTAAGTAAACATTAGGTTGTGCACCACGATCAATTTCAATGCCGGCATTTAATGTGGGTTCACCTGAAGGACTGATTGCAGTGTTCAGTGAAATTATATTATCACCAATTAAGACAACAGGAACGTTTGCTGCAATAGAACCACCAGTAATATTCAGATTACCTTGAATTGTAACATCACCAGTAATCAAACCACCAACATTTGCATTTAGCGCATTGTTCGCACGAATGTATGCTGAGTTTGCGTGATTATAAGAAGAGTTTACTTTATCATATGAAGATGATAAACGAAGATAGCTGTCATATCCACCAATAGGAATAGCACCTGTCTCTGCTGGTGAACCAATAAACAACGTATTACTGCTGTATGAATACGCTGGTTCGCCAATGTTTAATGTCGCAGGTGTATTAGACGATAGCGATCTTTTTATTTGAATTGGTGTATTTGCCATTTGTAATTCTTAGAATGTTCCACCGTCTAGTTTGTCTAGAACGGTAGTAGCAATTTTTGCTTCGTAGCGATTATTTGCAGAACTATAAACTATTGAATATCCATCTTGCACATTCTCTGTGGATACATCATTAATTTCTGCCATTGATACATTTGGTTTTGGCTTATAGTTCGGTGATACAAGTGTTGTTCTGTTCGGTTGAAATACCGTAACTTTACCTAAATCTGGCATGACTTACCTCGTAACAGATGGTAGTACAATTGCTGTGCCTTCTATCACACGGGTTACAGAATTGTCAGTTGAATTTGTAATGATGAGATCAAACACATAACGACCTGGCGTTAGATTTGCAGTGTTTGCCGCTGTCATTGACAGTGTGATCTGTCCGTTTGAATTACCAGTAATTGTTGCAGTAAGAGTATTCGCAGATGAAGAATAATATGATTTACGAAGTTGTGAAGATGCAGAATATGTTGTGAGATTGACTGCATCACCTTGAATGTCATTTACAGTAATTGTTGATGTAAGGTTTGCACCTTGTTCGATAGTAATTTCCGAATATGCAGCCAAGATTGTCTCCTTCTAATCGTGTATTTAGTCAATCTCATACCGCTAATAAAAAACCCTGCCGAAGCAGGGTTCCTTTAAATGAAAACAATATTATTCAGGAATTATTTCATCCCATGATGTAGTATCTTCATTCCAAGAATATCGCTTAGGTGGTTCACCTTGTCCTGCATCTGCTGGCATAGCAACAGGTGCTTCCCAATTTGCTTCAGTGTTATTTAACACCCATGAAGCATATGGTTTAGGAGGAACGAATGCATCAAGTTCTGCATTGTATGTGTATCCAATACCTGCGTAACGACGACGGAAGTTATGATTGTATGATGTTTGCTTCCAATTGCCACCAAACAATCTTTGGCAAAAACCAATACCCATCTCTTCACGCTCAACGCCACTAGCGTCAAGTAGTTCATTGTTGGACACAACAATGACTTGAGTTACTACATTGTTTTCATCAAGTTGTGCAAAATGTGCCATGTTTGTAAAACTCCCTTTTGTTAAAAATTACTTTGTATTTATAAACTTATTTATGTCCATCTCAGAATAACTATACCAGAACTACCTGAACCTCCAGAAGTGGGTGTTAGCGTATCAGGTCCGCTGTACCAAACACCACCACCACCACTACCAGTAGAAATTGCAGCATTGTTACCATTTATAGCAGACGGAGGAACTGGTGAACCATTTTGACCGGATCCCCCAACACCACTACCACCAGCGCCACCAACTTGACCATCTGGTGTGCCAGCACCACCTCCACCACCAGCATATGCTGAATCTATTTGACCTGTTATTGTAGCAAATAGCCCTGCGCCGCCTGCACCACCAGCACCAGGTGCATTTTGTCCAGCACCACCTGCACCACCTCCACCGGCGGCAGCATAAGGAGGACCAACGACACCATTTCCACCATTATTTCCTTGACCAGGAGTTCCTAAACCACCTGGACCGGGTGAACTACCTCCTCCACCACCACCACCAGAAGCGCCAGAAAAACCAGCACCTATTCCTGCGCCACCACCTCCACCACCACCATCAGACCAGATGGCTGGAAATGGTGCAGTAGAATAAATTCCAGAATTAGAACCATTGCTTCCTCTTCCACCACCAACACCAGCACCACCTGCACCAACAACAACTGTGTATTGTGAAAGTGGAGTGACTGCTAATGATGGACTTATTTTAAATCCACCTGCACCACCTCCACCACCTTGGAAGCCATTGTTTACTTGTCCACCACCAGCACCACCACCACCAACAATAAGATACTGAACCGATGTTACGCCAGCAGGCACAGTCCATGTGTCTGTTTGTGTAAAGATTGCAATATTTGGCACTGATTGATTAGATGGTCTAAGAATTATTATTCCCGAACCACCATTGTAACCATTTGGAAAAGTTCCAGTCAAACCACCACCACCACCGCCACCGCCAGTAGCAAAGACTGCATTTGAACCAGCACGACCCGCACCACCAGCACCATCACCACCACCATACGGTGTACCAAACACAGCCCCACTTTCACCATATAATGCAAATCCACCACCACCAAAGCCCTTATTGACATAAGAACCACCAGCACCACCACCAGCATATGCTGTGTTCACACCACTTATCGTAGAGAATATACCAAAACCACCATTACCACCAGTTCCTTGTTGTGTGCCGGGTGAACCGGGTGTAAATGTGCCATTAGAGCCATTTGCTGATGCACCACCTCCACCACCACCACCGGCCCAAGACTGTGGAGCACCGTTCGTGCCAATGCCGCCACGATTACCTTCCGACGGAATATAACCACCTAAATTTCCGGCAGTAAATCGTAAAGGTGTACCTGCCGGTTTATTACCAGCAGTACCTCCACCAGAACCACCAGAAAAGCCATAATTACCACCACCAGCACCTCCACCACTTGTCCAAAAACTTATTCTTCCATCATTAGAATAAAAACCAGAATTACCTCCATTTGAACCATTGGCACCTGATGCTATACCACCAGCACCACCAGAGGCTACAACAATTGTAAATGTCTGTGCAGGAGATACGATATAACCAGTGCCTTGTCTCACACCACCTGCGCCACCACCGCCGGCGCTAGAACTGCCTAATCCCGCACCACCACCACCCCCACCAGCAATGACAAGATAATCAACAGCATTTACTCCAGCAGGTACACTCCATGTGCCAGTGTTAGAAAATATTGAAACTGGTTGTTGTATATCAGAGATTCTGATTACAACTATTCCTGAACCACCAGAGCCATAAAGTGTAGTTGGAACATTATCACCACCTCCTCCACCTCCACCACGACTAGAAACAGCATTTGATGCCGGACTTGCTAAAGGAGCAGCAGACATCATTGCACCATTTGCTCCACCAGTTGTAAATGCTCCATATCCACGCACTGCGGCAGATGGTCCGTAGCCTAGACCACCTCCACCACCACCATATCCAACATTCGATCCTGTGATCGTAGAAAAGATTCCAACGCCACCATTACCACCATAAGGTCTTGCCGCTGGAGGACCCCCAGGACCAGCAGAGGGGGCAGTTCTAAGACCTGGTACACCAGACTGAGATGCTCCCCCACCACCTCCTGAACCTGATCCTATTGGACTAAAAGTTACTCCTGCACCACCATCGTTTCCTTCAGATGGAGAATAACCACCTAAATTTCCTAATCCTGCTAATTTTGGATTGCCTGGATAACCATCACATGGACCCCCACCACCAGATCCACCACCCTGTCCACCAGCACCGGCGCCAGGTGCATTTTGTCCACCTCTACCACCACCAGTTGCGGATAATAAAACGGCACTATTTGAATTTCCAGCCGAAATTAATGAATTGCCTCCATTTGATGTTCCGGCAGCGCCGCCAGCACCTACTGTAACTGTATAGGTTTGACCTGGCCCAACTGGAAAACCAACACCTTGTCTTACACCACCAGCGCCACCTCCACCTTGTGCAGCACCACCCCCTCCACCAACAATCAAATAATCTATTGATGTGATTCCATCAGGAACTATAAATCCTCCTGAATTGGCAAAAACTACTACTTGATTTGTTATATTTTGTGGAATTGTATATCGTATAAAAATTACTCCAGAGCCACCTGCTGTTCCAGTGACGCTTGGAACATTTCTTGTCTCCGCTCCTTGTCCACCAAAACCAGTATTGTTTGGTGCTGTAGTTCCACCAGCACCATTGTTTGCAAATGATGTGCTTGGAGCAGCATATGCTGTGCCTCCACCACCAGCAGAATATGTGGTAGTAATTCCTGTGATTGTACTGTTAGCACCAACACCACCAACACTAGGCGTTCCTGCGGCAGGAGCAGTTCCAGTAGCATTTGGAGCCGAACCACCAGCACCACCGCCACCAGAACCAGCAAATGTGGGAGAATTGCCTCCCGCATTTCCCTCTGATGGTGAATATGAACCTCGATTACCAGCACCACCCGAACCACCTACGCCGCCACCACCGCCAGATCCACCAGCCCATCCAAAATTTCCTGCGTTACCTAATGCAGGTGATATTTCTCCACCACCGCCGCCACCTCCAGATGACCAAACAGCAGGAAATGGTGATGCTGCCCATATGCCCGAATTAGAACCATTCGCACCATGTCTACCTGCACCAGCAGGAGTCGTACCAAGTGCTCCACCCGCACCAACAATCACATTAATACTGGAATCAGGTGTAACAGAAAACGATGGACTTATTCTATATCCACCACCACCGCCGCCACCTCCATT